AACGATATGGAATCAGCAATCACAACTGGTAAGAAAACATTGATCGCTGCTGACTTCAGCAAGTTCGTTGTTCGTTCTGCTGGTGGTGTTCAAATGGTACGTTTGAACGAGCGTTACATGGACGAGTTAGAAGTTGGTTTCGTTTCTTACGCTCGTAAGGATGCGAAGGTTCTTGATAGCCGTGCAGTGAAATACTTGGCTCAAGCCTAATCGATATGAAAGTCAGATTTTTGAAATCTGTATCGGGCAATGGATTCCACTACCGCAAACACGCGGTGGTGGAAATCCACTCCGATGAGATGTTGACCGATTTTTTGAATGCGGGTTTTTGTGAGGCAATAGCCGAAGCACCAAAAGCACGCGCAAAGAAGGCGGTGAAGAAAAACACTACAAAGGAAACACGATAAGAAATGGCAATTGATATTGTAACGCCCGCGGCGTCCGAACCCATCACGTTGACCGAGGCGAAGAATTTTCTTCGCGTTGACCATAGTGATGACGACACCTTGATTGAGGCCCTAATCACGGCCGCACGTCAAATGTGTGAAAGTTACACACGACGCGTTTTGGTGACTTCAACAATAGACGAATATTTTGACCAATTCCCACGCAATCATTGGGATGGTCAATCGAACTTGTTGTATTTATCACGCGGTTCAGTTGCATCAATTACCTCGGTTTCTTATGTGGATGAAATCGGTTCAACGGCGGTGATTCCGTCATCGTTGTACACAACCGATTTGATATCGGAACCCGCACGCATTCAATCCATCGGTGGATGGACAACGGGGGCGGGTGTCGTCAATCAATTAATTGTTCGCTATGTTGTGGGGACTGACGTTTCGGCAATTCCAAAGCCGTTGATTCAAGGGATGATGTTGGTCATCTCGGAATTGTACGACCAAAGAATGGACCGCGTTCGTCAACTGCCAACGGCATCCGAATATTTGTGGAACCCATACCGAATATTCACATTCTAATGATTGACCAATCGGGACAATTAGACCGCAGAATCACGATTCAATCGTTCACCGAATCAACCGATGATTTTGGTGAAGTGATTTTATCGTTCACAACCTTGGCCAATGTTTGGGCGAAGGTCGTGGAAATACGCGGGAATGAAGGTGAGGACGGAAACCAAATGGTTGCGACTCAAAAGGTCGAATTTTTTATTCGTTACCGCTCGGACATAAACGAGCAAATGCAAATTGTATACGACAACAAAACCTACACAATCGAAGCGATTTTGAACGCGGATTCACGCAAGTCGTTCCAAAAGATTGTGACAAGATTTGCGGACTAATGGGAACAACTGCGGAAAGAATGATGTCGGCAAGAAGCAAACGCACGGGCGGTGGTTCGGGTGGTGCTTTCATTGGCTTTGATGAAAAGGACATCAAGAAAGAATTCGAACGTGCTTTCAAGGAATTGGAGAATCTACACGATGGGGTCACAACTGCACAAATTCGCCGCATTGCACGCAAGTCTTTGAAGCCGATGGTGAAGGCATACAAAGACGAAATCACCAACATCAAGTCGGGAAGTTTCAAGGTGTACCGAAACGGCGGTATTTATGCAGAAATTACCAAAGGACAATTGAAGAAATCAATGGGCATCATCACCACGCGTGTGAATCGCGGGGCGACGTTTGCATCATTGCAAGTTGGTCCAAGGGTGAAGCGTGCATTTAGCGACCCCGAAAAAGGCGGTTGGTTCGCACACTTTTTGGAATATGGATATTTAAGGGACGGACAATATAACGGACCAAACAAAGGATTTGCCAAGCGCGCACGAACAAGAAATTCAGCGGGCGTTGGAAATGAGTTCAAACGATTGATGCGTGGGTTCCTTAACAAACAAGTAAAAGCCGCACGAATATGATTGGGAAGGTTATCAAATCAAAGTTCACCAGCGATTCAGCATTGAACACATTGTTTGGTGGACGCGTGTTTCCAGTCATAGGAGCGCAAACAAAAGCGACGCCGTTCGCGATTTACGAGGTGGCGAATATTACCACAAGTATGTCGAAAGAAAGCGATTCGCATATTGACGAAATAGATGTTCGAATCACGTTGATTTCAACAAAGTATTCGGACACACAAAACGCCGTTGAATACGTTCGAAGTGCATTCATAAGAATGAACGAAACGATTGGCGGGGTGAAAGTAAAATCGTGCGCCTTTGAAGGCCAACGCGATTTGTTCAGCGATGATGAACGGACGTTTGGGTCACAAGTTGATTTGAAATTCCGCGTGTCTCGCGATTGATTTTGTATTTTGTAAACGATAAAAAAAGAAAAAAATGGCTGCAACAAGCATCATGAATTCAACGGATGTTGTGATTCAAATCAGCGAAGATGATGGAACATCTTACGACATCATTGGCCGTGCAACATCGGCATCATTAAGTGTTTCAATGGAAACGAGAGACACAACAACCAAAGATTCAGCCGGATGGCAAGAGAATCTGGAGGGTCTAAAATCTTGGTCACTTAGTGGCGACGGGTTGGTGACTTACTCAATCAGCGGTGACTATGACACACCGGACGACCTTTTCACATTATTGTCAAACCGCACTTTAGTGAAAGTGAAATTCGGTTCTGCAACAAGTGGGGAAATCGACTACACGGGCGACGCTTACCTCGTAAGCTACGAACAAGAAGCGGGCGTTGAAGAAAACGTGACGTATTCATTCGGGTTCACCGGTACTGGAGTATTGACGCAAGCGTCAGTTGCTTAATCAAAGAATTGATTCGGGGCCGTCCGTCGGGCGGTCCCTTTATTACCTAACAACAACAAAACAAATAAGATGACACAAATCATTGAAATCGGTGAACGTAAACACCCAATCAGATTCGGATTCAACGCGTTGCGTGAATTCTCAAGAATGACGGGAACAACATTGGCGCAATTGGAAAACCTTGGCGACGATATGACTTTAGACCAAGCAATAACATTGATGTATTGCGGATTCAAAGACGGCGCAAGAAAAGAAAAGGCACCATTCCGTTATGATGTGGCCGATGTTGCCGATTGGATTGACGAAGATGAAGGATTGATTGAAAAGGCGTTCGCCGTCTTTGAACAACAATTTTCGTCGGGTGAAAAAAAGTAAATGACCAAACGCCGAAAGGTGAATCAAGCGTTGCAACATGGGACACGTTGGAAGCGTTTGCGTTTGGTCAAGTGGGATTGATGCCGTCCCAATTCTATGACTTATTGCCACGCGAGTGGGGCAATATGGTTGAGGGTTGGAACGAACGTCAAAACCGAAAAGAACAAGCGGATTGGGAACGGACGCGTTGGATGACAACAATCCTTTTGAATCCGCACACAAAGAAACGCATCAAGTCAAAAGATTTGATTGTGTTCCCTTGGGAAAAAGAACCGAAGAAAGACCGCAAGGTTTGGACACGGGGCGAAATATTAGCAGTAATAAACGAACGCAAACAACGCGCAAAAGCCAATGGCAAGTCTTAGTTCATTAAATTTCCGACTAACCGCGAACATCGCGCCATTCCGTAAGGGTCTAAATAAGGCCGAACGTTCAATGGACAAGTTCGGACGCAAGATGCAGCAAACGGGCAAAAATTTGTCCATGAAGTTGACCGCGCCACTCGCGGCAATTGGTGCGGTATCGTTTAATGTGTTCAAGGGCTTTGAACAAGAAATGTCCAAAGTCAAAGCGGTATCGGGTGCGACCGCTGAGGAATTTGAAGCCTTATCACAAAATGCGAAAGATTTGGGAGCATCAACGATGTTCTCAGCCCGTGAGGTTGCAAGCCTACAAACGGAGTTCGCAAAACTTGGTTTCACGGCCACGGAAATCACAAAAGTCACCGAATCAACATTAGCATTGGCGCAAGCATCGGGAACAGATTTGGCACGTTCTGCCGAGGTCGCTGGTTCAACATTGCGCGCGTTTGGATTAGATGCAAGCCAAACGGGTCGTGTCACGGATGTGATGGCGGCATCGTTCAGCACATCGGCTTTGGATATGGAGACGTTTGCGAACTCAATGAAGTTCGTTGCACCCGTTGCGAAAAGCGCGGGAATGTCCATTGAAGAAACATCCGCAATGTTGGCGGTATTGGCAAACGCTGGTATAAAAGGAAGTCAGGCGGGAACATCTTTGCGCCGTATCATTTCGGAAATTGGTG